TTGCGTAGATACAGAGGATACTGCCGTACACGGTCTTCTGGATTCGTTCCTTGACCGTATCTTTGATATGGGGCAGCTTGTCCAGGGGTGCGTTGCAGAAAAACAGTCCGTAGAGTTGGAGGACAGAATGGCTCATGCAGCAGCCTTTAATACAGAGAAGATGGTGTATGCTCTGAACTCTGCATTAACCAGCACTACTTATGGAGAAATCGAAGGATACCAGGTAGCAGCAAAGGTTGCTGGAATGATTGCGGCAGTTGCGGCAAATGCTTCGTTGACACATACGGTCTTGGATAAGGTAACGGAACTGAGAGAACGACTCACGCCTACTCAGATGACAAAAGCAGAACAGTCTGGCTGTCTGGTGCTTAGTGTGAATAAGAACGGACAGATTTGGATTGATAATGCTATCAATACGCTGGTTACTCCGGCTGACAATCAGGATGAAGGATGGAAGAAAATCCGAAGAACCAAAACCAGATATGAAATGATTACCAGAATGAACGATCAGGCGGATTCTCTTATCGGAAAAGTAGACAACGATAAAAATGGGCGTGCTACCATCATCAGCCAGCTTCAGGGGGTTGGCGATGCGATGATTGAAGAAGGGAAACTGATAGCTTGCACAGTAGCAGAAAGTTCTGTTTACAAAGCAGATGGCGACAGTGCATGGTTTGAAATCGACTGTATCGACAAGGATTCTGCTGAACACATTTACTTAATGTATGCGTTCAGATTTAGCACTCAGGAATAAGAAGGGAGGATATAAATAATGCCTATCAATGCAAGAGCAGCCGGAGATTCCCGGCACGCAAGAACTGGTAAAGATGGGGCTTTCTACAATAAAGACGGTGTAATGCTGGCAAGCGTAGAAACCTTTACATCTAATGTAACCTGGAACAATGCAAAGTACAATGTGCTTGGCGATCCGCAGGAACATGAAACATCTGCATCCTATGCAGTAAATTTAACGATGACTCAGGTAGTTGTAGAAGACGATCAGTTCATCGTAGAATTGTTTGAGGCGATGGAATCTGGAATCACTCCATGTTGGGATTTCCAGGGAACGCTTACTGGCCTGAATGGTTCAGAAGAGCGTGTTGTGTACAGAGATTGCCTGCCGTCAGGACAGGTGGATTTACAGAATATCGCCGTAGGAGATGTTATCAAGAGAGCATGGAACTTCTTCGTAAACAGACCGCCGAAGCTCCAGAGCTTGCTGTCAATCGGTTAATCATCAGGGCATTACATCAAAGACGGTGTAATGCCCGAATATTTTATATTAGGAGGACAACAGAATGGATAAGGAAAAGAATGTAGCTCAGGTGGAAGAAAGAGAGTTTACTGAGGAGCAGACCAAAACGCAGTTGCGTATGTTTGAGGGCGATTTTATCAAAGGACTGATCGCTGCCGCTGATTATAAGACAGAGGAAACTCAGCGTATCGAAATTATCAGAAATGGAGTGCTGTTCTTTGCATTTAATATCCGGGCGCTTGGAGAAGAAGAGTACAACAAGTGCAAAACGAAGCACACAAAGTATGTCCGCAATAAACAGCTCGGAATTAAGTTGCCTGAAGATACCAATACGGTAAAATATCGCTCTGCGATTATCTACGAGGCAACGGCGAAGGAAGACAGAGATAAGCTGTGGGATAACAAGAGCGTTTGGGATGCCCTGAATGATAAAGGCTGCCAGATTATGAACGGGTTGGATGTTATTGAATATACGCTGAAGAGTGGAGAGAAAGATAAGATCATCGAAGCCATTGACAAACTTAGCGGATATGACAGCAACAACCTGGAGGAAGTGGCAAAAAACTCATAATGGCCGGAGGAAAGGCCACATTACTCCATCATATTTTCCAGAAGACCGGAATGACACCGGATGAATTTTACCAGAAGCCCCCAGGAGTGAGGGCTTTTTTGTTTGCCTCTATGGAGGTAACGCTTGAATCTTACAAGGAAGGAGGGGACAAATAAATGGCAGAGACAGTAAGAATTGAAATACCGATTGAAGTCACTGACAATACAGATCCAGAACTGTCAAATATCACAGACAGCCTAGAAGATGTAGAACAGGCGGCAAGGCGGGCTCAAAACTCAGTTGACCGGGCTGGAAGGACAGTAACGCAGTTTGATAGGTCGGCGAATAGAACTCAACGCAGCTTGTCGAGTTGGATGAAGCAGAAATATCAGATGTTGTTAGAAGCGAAAGATAAGGTTTCGCCTATTCTGGATAAGCTGAAAACCGGACTGAAAACAGTTGGTGGAAAAGCGTGGAATATTACCATGAGGGCGGTTGACTTAGCCACATCTCCGATAAGAGGAATATTGAATCTGCTAAAAAATCCCGTCTTTCAAGTAGGAGCAGTTCTCGGAGTTAGCATTGGTTTTAAGGATACAATAGATACCTTTGCAAACTTTGAGGCTGCTATGAGCCAGGTAAAAGCGATAAGCGGAGCAACTGGGGAAGATTTTGACAAGCTGACTGAGAAAGCGAAGCAGATGGGGGCCACCACGAAATTTACAGCAACAGAGGCGGCAGAAGGCTTTAATTATATGGCTATGGCTGGATGGAAAACGCAGGATATGCTAGATGGTATTGAAGGTATTATGTCATTGGCGGCTGCATCAGGAGAAAGCCTCGGAACAACATCAGATATTGTAACGGACGCTCTTACGGCTTTTGGGTTGAAAGCATCAGATTCCGGTCATTTTGCAGATGTACTTGCACAGGCATCCGCAAATGCAAATACCAATGTCGGTATGCTTGGAGAGAGTTTCAAATATGTGGCTCCTGTTGCCGGGGCGATGAAGTATAGCGTGGAAGATGTATCGTTGGCACTTGGACTTATGGCAAACGCCAGCGTAAAAGGTTCTATGGCAGGCACAGCGTTGAAAACAGCTTTAGCGAATATGGCGGCTCCTACGGATAACATGGCAGCGGCTATGGAAAAGTATGGAATCAGTCTCACAGACAGCCAGGGAAACATGAAGAGTCTGAAGGGTGTTTTAGATAATCTGAGAGGAAGTCTCGGAGGGTTATCTGAAGCCGAACAGACAGCGGCGGCAAGCACAATTTTTGGAAAAGAAGCTATGGCTGGTATGCTGTCTATTATAAATGCCAGCGAAGCTGATTATAACAAGTTGGCTGAAGCTGTTAATAATGCAGACGGCGCTTCCCAGAAAATGGCAGACACTATGTTAGATAATCTCAAAGGAGCCTTTACATTACTGCAAAGTGCGGCAGATGGAGTGAAGCTATCTTTGGGAGAGAGACTAAAACCATATTTGATGGATTTGACAACCTGGCTCACGGATCAGATGCCCGCTATTGAAGAAGGGCTTATGCACTTCATGGACTATGTAGACGAAAAAGTAGATGATCTGAAAGGGAAAATCGCAGATTTCACATCGACAGACGCCTGGGAAAATGCAGATATGTTCGGAAAAATCAGTATCGCATGGGATGAACTGATAGCGGAACCTTTTTCTGAATGGTGGGACAGCAAAGGGCATAATTTCTTTGTTGGAAAAGCCGGCTCCTTTGGAAGAGGTCTTGGAACTGCTCTTTCCGGAGGATTACTGACATTGCTCGGAGTAGATGCCGGTGGAATTACAGATGAAGCTCAAAATATCGGAAGCGCATTTGCAAAAGGGTTTGCAGAAGGATTTGATGCAGACTTAGTAATGAAAAAAATTCAGGGAGCAATCAAAGGTATTTTCTCAAATGCAGCAAAGATTCTGCCAGGAGGCGAAGAAGCAGATCTATCATCCTGGCTATCAGCAGCCTTAATTGCAAAGATTGGAGTACCTTTGCTTGGTGCAGGAGTAAGGGGCATTCAGTTTGGAAAAGGCGTTTACGATGTCGGGAAGGGAATCTTTGGAAGTCAAACCGTAGCAGCTCCGGGCGGAGGAACCACGGTTGTTCCTGGTCTTGGTAGTAAAATTATTGGAAGTGCTGGTGCAGGAACGGGTATTCTCGGATTTGGAGCTAATACTGCAATTAAATTAGGAGCAGGCAATCTTGCCGGTGGAGCATCTTTGTCAGCCGGTACATTATCTGCCCTCGGATTAGGAGCAACTGCCGGTGGAGCCGTTGGTGGGGCAACACTAATAAGTGGCGGCATGGACTTGTATAAAGGCTTCACATCTAAGGATAAAGATGAAGCGGCTGCCTACAAAGAATCCGGTGCATGGAAAGTCGGAGGTGTTGCGGCTGG